ATTCACTCCCATGAGCGCCGGAACCATCCGTGTACGCCTTCCACGAAAAAGTAACGTCAATGTACCCTGCCGAAAAATCCGTAACACTCAGCGTAACAAATCCATTTTCGTCTGGTTTTGCATCGCCGATCTTGAAGTCCCCACCAAGGAGGCCTGTAGTGTACTTTGCGTGCACCTTTACGCTTGCAACCTTTTCGCCGGTTTGAACGTTTACAGGGAAACGAACTGTTTTTGTTGCCGTGGCAAGGTTCGACTGCGTACACGTTGAACTCAAAAAACTACCGGTAGAGTTGTATGTGTACACAACACGACATGACCACGTTGAATTCAAAGTAAAACCGTCAGCGGGTATCGTCATCTGTGCCATGCGGTTACACCTCCGCTCGGATCAGATACCACTTACCATCTTCATATTCATCCGGCATTTCGGTACAAACAACTACATCGGGCAGGCTTGCCAGCTTCATAGGGATATCACTGCATCGATGATCACCTTTGCCGATAGTGCCGTCATCTTTTACAACCGCCAGATAACAATTATTGTCTGCCGTCGGCGTAGACCACGTGCCGCCGGTAATGCTGAAAGCAGTGAAATCGGTTACGCCATTAAACGCAACGATCATCGCTCCATCAGCACCCAGCAGATGAACGTAATCCTCACCTTTCAGTGCTGTTGAGCACGGATACTCAACGCCAAGATGGGTTACTACTGCCATTAGCCTACCACCCTTTCATAGACCTTGCCGTTGTACTCAACAATGCGAGTACCAGCAGTCATCGTAAAATTGAGCACATACGCAGTGCCGTTCAGAACTTGAACACCAATACCGTTGCCGCTGCCTGCCAGATTAGCAACGCTAGCAGTGGAGGCGTACTGCACCCAGACGGCATTCGTTGCCGCATTGTTGACCGTCAGCGTTGTCGAAATTTCCAGCACAGCACCGTAACGCAGCGTAACACCATTGGCAGCGCCGTTCACAGTGATGTTGCCAGAGGCACAGAACAGCATGCCGAGGGAGCCTACAAAAATGCCTTCCCTGCCGACGTTCAGGTTGATCGCATCAATCAGCACAAGGCTATTCTCGATGGACAGGCCGGTGATCGTAACGCCAGCGCCCTGCACACCGTTGATCCTGATGACACCGGAAGTGTAATCGTCCAGTTCCACAGTTTCGTTATAAGTGCCAGCCGCGACATTGATAAGCATCTGCTTGCCATTGAGATTTTTGGGCAGCGTGCTTACAGCCTTGCCAATCGTAGCGTACGGATTCGCCTGAGTACCATCGCCCAGGTTGTCGCTGCCAGCAGTTGCCACGAATACAGTCTGATCAGCCGTCAGACCGATGTCCATTGCAATGCTGTCAAACAGCGCCTTGTTAATAGGAGTACCCTCCACCGTAGGCTCGTCAGCACGCTCCCAGGTGACATACTCACTGACACCATCACTCGTTGTGATCTTGATTCTATTTGGATAGGTGGGAACTCTATCAACCACCGGGATCATTACAATTCACCTCCGAAAACTTCGCCACATTGCACGAATGAAGAAATCATGTTCCCCATGAGCAAGTCAACGTCAAAAAGAATTTGTTCAATCGCATTCGCGTCCGTATAGGTCAAATTCTTCATGGTTGCTGGAACCTGCGGCGTTGTGGTCAGCGTAACAAACGCATTCCTGATTCGACGGATATTTTCAAGGTATCTTGTCATATCTGTCAGAGTTGGCACATCAGCAGCTTTCCACGTTCGAACCTCCAGAAGTTCCACGGGATAGTTGTATTCTCTCAAGTGTTCAGCGATATACTGAACCGCGTTTTCTACTCTATTCAAGTCGGCGAAGTTGTACGCGCCCTTCGAACCTTGGCTCCACTCAGCCTTCTCGGCATCATTCATGTTATCCCAGCCTATAGCATTTAGCTCCTGTAGCCGGGCAACATCACGTGCCGTTCTGTCTGTAATCAGTTCAAGCACGCTTTACACCTCCCCCGCTGACAAGTTCGCCGGAATACCAAGTCTCAACGTCGAAGTCCGTCGATCTACCGGTATATTTACCATGGAACGCACCTGCGAACTTGTACTCGATTTCTGTAACGTAAATCGCATTGTTTGTGCCATATTTACTTTCTACAGCTATCTTATCCAGCACATCCATAGATGGATCTGCTCGATAATCACCACTGATGATCTTGCGGTTTTCCAACGTCCTGCGTACCCATTCAGCAACGTGATTAGCACGCGTTTCATCGGAGATCAAAGAGTTCTCAAGCTTTTGAACTTCGCCAGAAGCGGAATGCTCTGCGATTCCCATGCCGTTGTTCACGGATACAGATTTCAGTGGCTTCGTCAGCGTGAACTCAGGATGAGTGTAGCTAATCATCTTACGAATTGCATACCCAGCAGAGTTCTCGCGAATGCTTTCAACCCGAACCACGCCCCTGCGGTCTTGAAACATAACACAGCACGCAGCGTTTGCACACAACTGCACAATTTCCGCAAGCTTGTAATCTGTGTTGTTATCAGAAAAATCAGCCATGTACTCCTTGAGGTTGTCAGCAATGAACCATCTCGGATCACCGTTATCCAGCGTTGGCAAGTCAGCTTGCACAAAAGCCGCAGTTGCGATTTCATACAGCGACCCCTTCTTAGGCCCTGTATAAATATCGCTCATGAACTCAAGCATATCGCGTGCCGTGAACTTCGCCTCTAGACCATTCGACGGGGTATCCCAACCACTAATCCAGAACGTACCAGCATCAATCCACTCAATAACACCATCGAGTTTGAAACCATAGCGAACTCTGACTTCTTGCCGTTCCGCGAGATATCTGATGTGCCCGGACGGGTTGTCAGGATTCCACAGGCCGTCAGCGTTGTTCAGGCTGAACGTAATGTTGTTTTTAGGCAACTCCGCACTCAGAAGGTCTGCGCTCTGCTTGTGGGTGTAGCTCAACAGATTGTTCTTGTTGTACGTCTGTGTAGCACCCAAGAACAAGCGTTCCATACGAGCACGACGATTAGGCAAGCACCATTCAAGAATCTCAATCTGCACTTTGTTGTATCCAGACAAAGCGATCTGGCAGTCCGTTTCAACAGAAGTGTTTTCAAATTCCTGAGATGCAATTTCTGTATTACCATTAAATGCGCGAACACGAAAACGTGATGCATACTCACCGTAAGCAGTGCTCCAAGTAATCGTGATACCAGGAATCGCTTGAGCATGTAGAGCATCCAGCGTAATAGTGATTACGGGGGAGGTGGAGAAACTTCCATCTCCCCCGCTGATCACACTGCTTACAAAGCCCGTATCATCCACATTGGGTAGTAGTTCATGATCACCGCCCAGCGCCCACAGGTTGTGTTCCAGTGTTGCGTAGGTTTGGTGTTCGCGGCCCGTCATATCAACGATGTTGTTATGATCGGAAAAGCTCATCGCGCCATTATTCGATTCAACAGCACTCTCTTGCAGGCCGGGTTCGGTGACTTTGTATGTGATCTCCACGAAAGCCTCCGGCGCAAGGGAGTCAAGTTGTGCAATTCTCCACTTGTCCGATGTAGCAATCATAAATCACACCTCCACCAAAGATAGTGAGCAATCAGTCCAGCCCAGCACTGCACCGGTTTGCGGATCTCTACGCCACATACCAGCCTTGCGGTCGCCCACGTACATCTGACGTGTGATGTAGCCACCAGCGGTCTGATCGTAAAAGCGGACAGCGTTGATGAACGCCCCACCATGCACTCGGCTGAACAGCTTGTTTACATAGGCCCACTGTTCAGCCGTGAGATAGCGCCAGGTGAGTTCAACTTTCGCAACGTCATCGCGAATTACCGCGCCAATCATATAGCCGGACACGTTACGGGCAGAATCGACCAGCGTAGACGTGTTTCCACTATACGTAGACGGCTCAGGAAGCGCATAGCCATTTACATAGACAAGTGCATCAATAGCCAAGGTTCACACCTCCAGTCATGATCGACACGCCGCGCTCACGCTGGCGCTTTTCCACGGATGCGGTGATCTGCTTGCCGTCAAGGTAAACATTGATCGGCACGTTTCCGTTTCCTGTATTCTCCGACATTGCAGCACGCACAGCGGCGTACACACCTTGGTAGATACCTTCAACGATCTGGTCGTTGTTTGCGACAGCAGTACGGCCACCCATTGAGCCAACCATCTCAGGGCCAGCTTCACGGGCAATGAACATCTGTCCTTCATCAACAAAGCCACCAGAAGCCAGCATGGGAATGGTAACCTTCTTGACGGTTGAAACTTCCACGCCCGGAATCTTGTTGATGAGTTTGATTGCTTTATTAATGATGTCGATCGCGCCGTTGATGGTATCCTGTACCCATTTGAGCACACCGTTGATACCGGCTGTGATAGCGTCGCTCACGGCACTGCCAATTGATGTGCCAAGGTTGCTAAACGTCGTAGAAATGGTATCCCACAGCCCAGAGAAGAACGATCCCCAGCCAGAGAATACGTTTTTGATGCTCGTCCACGCACCAGAGAACAAATCGCTAAACCAGGTACCTACGCTTGAAAACGCGTTCTGAACAAGCGTCCACAAGGCTCTAAAATAGGTAGACCATCCTGAGAATATCTCTGTGATAGCATTCCATGCGCCAGAGAAATTGCCAGACAGCACATCTTTCACGACTGAGAAAATTCCTTCAACCGTGCCCCAGATAGCTGCAAAATAATCTCCGATAACCGTGCCATCGAACGCAGTTTGGATCCCTGACCAAGCAGACGAAAACAGATCACTGAACCAGGTAGTCACACCCGACCATGCAGTCGAAATCGTTGTCCACAGATCAGAAAACCACGTACCCACAGAAGCCCAGGCGGTCTGAATTCCAGTCCACGCATCAGAGAACAGGTTGCCGAACCAAGCGGACACGCCCGACCACGCGGTTGAGATACCCGTCCACAGGTCGGAGAACCATGTGCCAACTCCAGACCATGCAGTCTGGATGCCCGTCCATGCGCCAGAGAATAGTTCGCTAAACCATGTGGATACACCAGCCCATGCGGTTTGGATGCTCGTCCACAGCGACGAGAAGAATTCGATCACAGACGCAACAAACGCAGAAATCGTATCAAGGATCGCTCCCGGCAGGGACAGGAACCAGTCGATAATGGAATTGATGGTATCAGGCACGATACTGTGTCCGACCAGCGTGTCCCACAGGCTGGTAAACCAGTCGATGACACCCTGCACGAAACCAGTAATACCAGCGACCACAGCGTTCCACAAGCCACCGAACAGACCTACGATGCCGTCCCAGATAAGCTGGATGGACTCCCAAGCCTTGTTCCAATCGCCGGTGAATACCGAGACGATAAACGAGCCAAGACCAGCCAGGATGTCAA